TCTTACTTAATTTCTCTTCTTTAGTTAATTTTTTATTACTTTTAATTTTTACAATTTCTTTTAATAATGAATTTATTTTAGGTAATAATTTCTTTTTATTATGTTCTAGAGCTTTATTTATACTTTCTTTACTAGCTCCAGCTAAAGAATTATTTAATTCTTCTTTTACATTAATATTAAAAGTATTATAATTTGAAAGTTTAGCAGCTATACTATTATAACTTGAAGGAGCATTTTCCTTTACATTTTTTTGATTAATTTCTCCTGAAAATGAAACAAATTTAACTTTATTGGAAGTCTTTTTTTGTACCCATGTAGGTATAGACTTTCCTTTAATAGTTTTATCTACTACTTCTTTAGCTATTTTAATAGAATCTTGCTCAGAAAGAGATTTTCTTACTTCAGCATTTAATTCTACGTCTTTTTTGTATGATATTGTTTTAACATCAGCCTCACTAATTACCTCACCCTTAGCTACCTTTCTAGCGATAGTGTTAAGCATGTCATAGGTCTCGTTTCTATTGAATGGATCTAAACCAAATATGTTTGCTAACTTATCAATCCATCTAGCAATGATATCCTTTATAGACGTAGAGAATGAGTTATAGTTCTCAGATAGCATACCAACTAGTTCAGCTAGCTTCTCTTCGTCCTGAATGTTCTCTTCGTAGTTAGATATAAAGTTTTCTAGCTTCTTCTTAAGCTCTGGGTTATTATTAATCTTAGATGCGATAGCTTGAACCATACGCTTAGTTACAGCAGCAGCATTTGCATCTGTCTTAACTTTATTTATTAAGATAGCATGGAACACCTCGTGAGCTACAGTTCTAGCGTTAGCTGACGTTCCGTTTATGTGTATAGTATTAGTCTTTGCATTGAACTCACCATTTGATGATTGCTTAAGTCCTTCTTCTTTTGTGGCAGCTCTATATGACTCATCTGTATCATGAACAATAAACTTAGTCCCTGGAATAATTTTAGATAGAGCCTTAGCAGCTCTAGATACAGCCTTAGATAATTTCTTATTCACAATCATACTAGCCTTCTGGTCGATCTGTGCATCTGTTCCAGATAACAACTGTCCGATAGCCTCAACCTCTTGCTCTACGGTTGGACCGAATACGTTAGGCATTCTTCCTTCCTTTAACGCCTTAGAGATTTCTCTGTGCTGCTCTGGAGTAAACTTCATTGGGTTCTCACCAGTTGCTCCAGTCTTAATATTTTCAAATGTTTCTAGATCAAATAATGACTCCTGACCAGCAAGTCTTGCAAACTCAAGTGCTTGTTCTCTTGATGTTTCAGGAACCACAACGCTAAGGTCAATTGATACTTGATTGCTATTAGGAAACTTATATATTCCAGCCTTAACGACACCAGCATCACCTATCATTTTTTGACGTTCTGCAACAAAGTCTGCAACCATTTCTGGAGTCAATTCTTCTGTTGTAGTGTTCATACTATCAACTGCAACGACTAAACCAACACCCTCGTACTTAGTTCCGTCAATATTGAATGTAGCACCGTCTTCTGAATCAGGTGTAAGAGATTTAACTCTCTCTACCTCAGCTGTTGTGTTTGTTGTTATAACAGGCTTATCGATTACTACTTCACCTGTTGTCTCTAATAGAGGACTTATTAAATTGTCATACTTATTGTATATACTATTATACTTAGCCAATACAGTTTTTGGCATGAGAGTTTTATCTATCTCACCATTTACTTTGTATTTTTCTATTTTAGGTATGGCCTTAAGAAGTTCAGCCTGTTCTTGTTCTCTGTAGGCTGCTACTTGCTCTTCTTGCTGTATTTTGCTTGCGACAGTGCTATCGCCACTATCTGCTTCATTGACCGTGGCTTCCCGTTGTCCCCCTTCGCTGACCCCGACTTCTTGTTGTCCTTCACCAGTTCCCTGATATTCGCTGATACCGCCTTCTGCTGTACCTTCTTGTTGCTTGATGTTGTCTTCTTTAGTGGCATTTTCTGATGTTGTTTTTAGTGATTCGTTTATTTCTTTTATTCTATTTGTTTCCTTTACTACTAGATTAGGATCTTTATCTTTTATTTCGTTTTGTATTATTTCTCTTTCTTGTAGTAAAGAAAAAGCTTCTCTTTGAGACTGTGTAGTTAATGAAGCTGGTATTTTTGTTAAGACAGAATATGATTTATTCAATTCGTCTATCTTCTTGTTCATTTCTTCAGGCGAAATTTTTCCATTCTTTTCATCCTCCTTTATACTAGCTATCCATCCATTCCTTGATTCAGTATTTAAAACAAAACTTTTATATATATCAAACTTATTGTTTGATGATATATCTGTAATATTATTTTTTACTGAAGCACCAGCAGATGTCATTCCACCAGCCAAGAAACCTAGCTTAAATGCATCAACTCCTTGGCCCAATAATTCAGACCATCCACCAGCTTTTGATAGGTCTGGTGCGTCTTTAAAGTACTCCTCGTTGAAGTTATCGTTCTTTAATATTTCGTTAACAGCAAACTTTTGAATACCCTCAAATTCTTGTTGCATAAATTCAACATTTCCCTCAGAAACACCAGCACCTGTAATTTTAATTAAACCCTTTGCTATTGATGCACCTATGTTTTTTTGTATTGCTGAATTTAATTCAATTAAACCAGCATTCTTAGGTAAGTTCTTAAATGTTTTTGTTACTATATAGTTAGCAAACTTATTGAACAATGGATTTTTTCCAGCTCCAACGGCAACATCAAAACCCCATTTTTCCATTTGACCTATAACAAGACCATATGGAACTGATATTAATTTCTTTTCGTTTTCGTTTAAATGATCAAAATCTGGGCCTCTCATTTGATCCTCCATTGCATTGTATGACATAGAGAAGAATGCAGCTGTACTGCCAACCTTTCCCAGTGCACCACCTGTTGCAGCGGTACCAAAGCTTTCTGCTACAGCGTTTAAGGCTTGAGGAATCATACCTCTGTTTTCTGATCTTATGTATTCTTTATTTGTTTCAGTTATATTTTCCCAGCCTAAATCATATTTTTCTTTAGCAAAATCTTTTACTGTAGCTTGTGCAGCATTAGCAATTTGAGCATCAGTTAATCCTTTTGCTTTTTTTGCACCGTAATTCCCATCTATTAATTTTGAAAACTTTTCATCTCCCATTATAAGATTTCCAGCAGCTAAACTATAATCTAATCCAGTTAATGCTAAATTAGACATGCCAGCTGTGAAAGACTTTACAAGTGCCCCTACAGTACTTCCCTTTTCTTCTGGGGTACCCTTTGTTTGAATCAACTCTTCAGCAGAGATAAGTTTTTGAGCTCTTTTAGATAGTTCTTGTGCTCTTTTTTGTTTTATGCTAATGTCTTTATATAGTTTTGATAAATCATCGTTCTCTTTATCAAATTCTTCTTGGGTCATATTGCCACTAGCTACTCTTTTTTTAAATAGCTTTGTTTTTTCTTCGTATGACTTAATGTCTTTATCAATAACATCTACTTCATTTCGTTTAATATCATTTTCAACAGCCATTGCCTCTGTTCTGGCCCATTCTGAAATTACGTCTACCCTATCGCTGGTCATTTTAATTTTACCATTAGAGTTAATCATTGCATCAATATAACTTTCAGTATCCTTTATATTTTCAAGGCTTTCGTTTTCTTTTTTTGTAAATAAATTATAACGAAGAAATTCTTTTGCTATGCTTGATGAGTTTGATTTAGATAGATCAATTGTTATTGAGTTTTCAAGTCCTTCATCATCACCATTCATTCCTGGAAAATACGAGTTAATGGTTAGCTCGTTTCCCTCTTGATTAAAACCAAAGTTTGAACCATATAATTCTTTTTTTAGAAATTTATCTACGTCCCTTTTATTAAGGTCGATCTTGTCTATCTTATTTATTTTTGATAGTTGGTTCATTTGAGACTCACCAATAATATTAGCGGCCAAGTCTACAGCTTCTTGTGATTTTATTGGGTCTAATCCCTCTCTTGGTTTTCCATTATTATCTAACCAATATAAATATGTTTCCTCTGTTACGGGATTTTTATAGAAATTCTCATTGTCCTTTCCCTCTTGTAGCATGTAAAGCTTTTCTTTATAAGTTGCAGGCTCTATTTTTTCTTCAGGAAGTATAGAATCTTTAGCTTCTTCTTGCTCAAATGCTCGTGTTTTTTCTGTAGGTATTGTTTGGTCAATTGGTGTAACAGTAGCACCTTTCCAGCGTTCTTTTGGTAAATCTGGATACGCCTTGTTTACTTGTTCTTGAGTTGCATATTGTGATTCAGGAATTTCTTTAGCTTGATTTGAATACCAATCAGATTGAAAATCGCTTGCCAATACGGCCTGCTTGTCTAGTATCCTTTCTCTTGCTCTAACGTCACCCTTTGATAGTGGAATATAATTCTCTCCAATTTTTTTTAGCCAAGAGTCACCCTTTTTTCTGTATAGTGCCCCAGGATTATTTGGAAGAATGTATATAGAAGGCTCCAACTGCCCTGTAGTCGTTGTGGATGACGGCTCCAATGAACCATCTTCCAAACCTGATTCCGTACTTTCGACTTGGCTTTTTTTTTTAATGATTGGCGTTCCAAAATACTCTAACTTAAAAGTCTCTGGATCAAGATCAGTCATCTTACTACCTTTTAAATTAGAATAAAGCTTTGAAAATTTCTCATCATTCTGAGAGTATTCATTATAAAAAGAATTCTCGTCAAGGTCTGTCATGTTATTGTCAGACAAATAAGCATATAGTTCTTTATATTTATTATTCATTAGTTAAATTTTGTTTTTGTTCCTTGCTTGTAGTATTGTTCTTGTTCTTTAGTGCTGAATATTTTATACATATCAGCTGAAGAGTTTATTCCTGAATATTTTGGAACAACAAGTCCCAGCTCATCTGGCTCTTCATCATATACATTCCATCCACCCTTTTCATATTTAAAATAATAATCACCACCAGAAGCAATTCGTAATTTTTTTGCTATAACCTTACCATCTTCACCAGATGACATTATTTTTTTTACTTCAGCACCCTTTGTCTTTGCATTAATTTGAGCGTCAGTAAGTTTATCTCCCGTAGAACCTGAATCTTTTGTTGGTGGGTCTTTAGTTATCTTTTGGCCTAGTTGTATGTCTATTTCATCCACAATTGCCTCTCTAGCTTTTTCTATCTGCTCTGGAGTTAATACAGGACGCATTATACCATTTCCATCTCTTGCCATCTGAATCATCATCCAACTATTTTCATCAACATACTTTTGTGATTCTTCATCTGTCATTGGATCTTGACCCATATCTCTACGAGTTTCGTTTTCTAGTTTAAGCATGTTATTTATTAATCCATTTCTTTCACTATTTCCACTATAGTAACCAATTTCATAATCTGTATTATCATCAAGAACGCTTGCAATACTAGATGGATTATTCATAATGGCTCCAATAAGAGAAGCCTTTGCTTTTGCAAGTTTAGGATTTAACCCCTTTCCACTAATGGCTATCTGTCCTTGGTCATCTAAAAAATCACCCCAATTTCTTACTTTATTTTGAACAAGTTGATTAAGGTTTACTTTATTTGACTGTATGTTTTCAATGTTATTCATAGCAACACCAGTTACAAGGGTAGTAGGATCCACCTGCCCTGTTGCGGGGTCAAGTACACCAGTCATTAGGTTGCCAGTTTGTGGATCTATAAATACTTTTTTATTTTTTAGGTCTCCAAATTCTGCAAGCTTACCTATCTTATATAATTCCTCACCACTTGCTACAACATTTCCATTCTCATCTGGCTGTTGTCTTTTTAATGCTTCCTGTATTGTTGCGTTAAATGTTTTTGCTGTCGTACCAACAGCAGACCAGTTTGTCATTAGATTATTGTTTCTACTTTTATATTCAGCAGCTGTAATCTCTCTGTTTTTAAGTTGCCTTGTCCATTCGCTCAATACTGATCTAGCTTCCACAGCAGCAGATCCAACAAATCCATTAAGGGTCTGGTCAGAATAACTATCGACAGTTGAAACTATTCTCTGATTGTTAATATTTATTTGGTCGAGCTCTTCTTTTTGTTTCGCTCTTTCTTCTGAAATTCCAGTTATTGTGTTGACAAGACCACCCGTCAACTTAGCCCAGTCTAGGGTGTTATCAGGTGGAACATATCCAAAGTAGGGGTTATTTCTTCTCATAGTTTAATCAGTTATTTTAGGCATACCTAATCCTGTAGTATTCCATTGTATATTATTTTGGTATGATTTAATTGGAACTTCTTTCAGATTTGCAAGAGCTGTAGTATTTGCATAAATATCTGGAGTCCCTGTAGTTGTAGTCTTTAATTTCCCTTTAAATTTACTTCCAGCTGTAACAGCTGCACCAGCTGATGCAAACATTCCCTCTATCGCTGCATTTCTATTACTCTCTGCCTGACTCCTTCTAGCTTCTTGAGAAGCGACTTCGTTAGTTCCAATCATAAAATCTCTCTCTTGCTTTCTAGCACTTATTCCCATCTCAGCCTCTGCCTGCATGGCATCTCTTTTGAATTTTGCCTCGTCTGCCTGTGCTGCTAGTTGTAGGTCTTGCTCATTTCCTGCTTGCATAATCTGTCCAACTCCACCAATAACTCCTTCAGCACCAGCACTTTGTACTGCTGATAATGCTGACGCACTTCTTTGTGCTTGAGATTGTTGTGCTAAATTAAATCCAAGCGTTGGAACTTGAACCTGCTTGAATGCGTTTGTTTCACTTATTTTAGATAGCTCATTCTTAGCTGCTTTAGCGGCATTATCTGCCGTCTTCATATCTTTACTGGCCTTAATAGCCTGTGCTGCACTCATTCCAAGTCCTGCTACTGCTATCGCTGCTCCTGTTACTGCTGCCATTTTTTTTTATTCAAAGTTACTAAAAAAAATCCTATAATGTCTTAATCATTTCTGTGCACCTAGCACTACCCTTTACAAATCCACAACTTGCGTATGTGTTTATAAGGCTTTCATTCTTTAATGATGTGTATATGTACTTGTAGTCTCCAGAATCTTTAACCAATTCTATCAATATGTTTATCAGGTATAGTATAGCCTCCTGTCTGTCTTTCTCTCTGTAGTTAAAGTCTGACACTATAAATTCAATCCAAGCTGTTTTTGAGTTTGTTAGGTAAACAAATCCCCCACAAACTTCAACGCCATTGCTTGACACCATTACCCCACCCAAACCATTTTGAGGCAAAGAGTCTACACTAGGAGGTGTCCACCTCCAGGCCTTCCACCATGAACAAAATGTGTCATAGTCTGATTCATTTAACATTCTAAATTCCATTAGAAGTAACTTTTAAACAGAGAGGTAGACATTGAATATAGCTCTTGTTCATAAGGTGAAAATAATTGTAATTCAACCTCCATGTAGTATCCACGCAAACCAAACGACTCAGCAATTGAATTTTTTACAATATAAACATATCCAACACCTGCTGGAAATCCAATTCCTCCAGATATGCTTATAGTGTTTGCAGTTGATGTCTGTAAAAGACCAACAAAAACATTATTAAAATATACCCTATCGTTACTGCCAAATCTTGTTGTTATATCGAAAGTAAATGTTGCGGTTCCTCCAGCTAAACTGGTAGGGCTAGTGTAGCCAACGCCTTGAGTTGATAGTAGACTATTGCTATTTGAAGTTGGGCTATTTGCCCTAATAAATCCAAACCATCCAGCCTCTTTTTCTACATATTCAGTATATCCATTTATGCTTCCAAGATCTAAGTCAGTACTAATAGTAGCAGTCCATGCACTTGTTGAGTCTAAGCTTAATGTTTTAAACATCTTAACGCTACCTGAATCTTCATTAAATATTGTTTTAATTTTAGCTGCAAAAGGAGTATCATAAAAATAATTTCTATTTACAGGTACCAAAGGATCTGCAATGGTGAACTTACAGTTTTGCTTCCATAAGTCTCCATCCTTCCAGCTATAAAATACATTACTCAGACCAATCATCCAATCTGGATAGTAATCCCAAAAAGAAGTCCATCCGTCAGCGTTGTCTGAATACGTTATTGTTTGTAAAGCCATACAGCAAATTTACGAAAATTAAATCAAACAACTATCGACAGACTCAATAAGTTTATAGTAATTATATGAGCACCTAGAATCAGACAACTCTAATTTTTCATTAAACGGATATTTTTCCATGTAGTTGGCCTTGTAAAACATGCCCTGATCAGAAGATGGAACTCCAGCATTGTGGAAGAAATAAACCTCTTCCCACCTTGACATTGAACATGTAGCCCAGCAGAAATCAAACTCTGGTGGCACAACAACGTGATGACCTAACTTCCATCCAGTCCATAGCTCTGCCCACATGCTTGCCGTCCAGGCTTGTATTCCGTATGGATCACCGTCTGTCTTTACGTGCTGCAAGCTCAATAGCTTGTCGTATAGCTTAGTTGAATAGTCTTCAACCATGGTCCAGTATTCGTGGTCAATATTTTTAAATAACTTTTGTGCTCCACCACTGTTTAATTGGTTGGACCTAACTACCGACTTGTCTATCCCTATAACGTCACACATTGCGTCTAAGACCTCTTCACCCTTGCTCATTATATAATCGTAGCCTAGGTATGAAACAGTGTCTGAGAAGTACCAATTGTCATCGTTTAAAAATTTTGAGAAGTCCATGTACCTTGTAAAAATAAAGTCAGCATCATGAAAGAATATAGCATCATCCTTTAGGTATGGGTGCTCCTTAAAATGTTTTTTTAATATGTGTGCCTGGATTGCTGGTAAGTACTTACACACACCCATTGTGTCTTCGTAAAAGAAGAACCTTACGTATGGGAATTTTTGCTGTATCTTCCTCCAAGATTCAGGAACAGATTCTTGATATCCTGCTACAACATCGATATTATTTCCGTTGTAACCTAGACCAATAAAATTTGTAAGGTATACCTCAACCTGCCATGCGTAATAGTCTATTGCAGGTTGTGCAGACATCATCCTTAGGTTCATCATACACAACTAAATGGATTAGACCAAACTGAAACACCGTCCCATTCTGCACCCTGCTTATTAACTACTAACTTATAACGACCAGCAGGAGCTATTGTAGTCATTCCTATATCAGTGTACAACACATCAACAAAAAGATCACCATCCGTAAAGTATTCAGCTATCACTCCTATGTCACACTTAGGATCCTTTAACTCTAGAAAATCAAGTATATCTTGTTTAGGTGGCGGTATTGTTGTGGTACTTGTAGTTGTGGTTGTAGATGTAGTGCTAGTAGTAGTACTTGTAGTTGTAGTTGTAGTTTGAGACAAGCAATCAGAGCACTTATTATACAAAAACTTAACATTAGAAAACACTGTTCCAGTAGTAGTCGCAGTTGTTATTGTGTAGCACAATCCATACTGATCATTCAATACTGTACCTACAGGTAAAATGTTTATAGCAGTGTATGATACTATTTGAGTAATTGCATTATTGTCACACCTAGTCGCAATACACTTTCTTACAGGTATAGTTGTAGTTGTAGTAGTAGTTGTCGCAGTAGAACATGCAATGACATTTATTACCTGACCAGTGTTTGATATGTTTACAGCAAACTTTACAACATTCAACATTATGTACCACTTAAACTGCCCATTAAATGGTGTCGTTCCAGTGTTATTTGTGTACACAAAATCTCCAACTACTGGTAGCGTTGCCGTTCCGTTATGATAATGGGCGGTATAGCTTGGAGACGCAAAGACACAGCTACTATAAGCACTATTTGACAGTGCATTTGTGGCTAATGAAAAAGATGTAAATGTCGGTGCAGTTGTTGTAGTAGTAGTAGTTGTAGTAGTGCTAATAGTAGTACACGCACTACAGCTAGCATAATTTACAGCAGCACTTACGATTAATTTATATGGATATCTAGCAGAGACAACAGAAAGTATGGTCCAACAATTTAAGTCACCAGCTGTCTTAATTATATTTCCAACAACTATACCCTGACTTAATGTGTCTAATAGAGTTATCTCTACAGATGGGTCAATACATGACCTAGCATTGTAATACGTACCTGCTGGTACAGTAGTAGTTGTAGTCGTTGTAGTCGTTGTTCCACCACATGTATGCGTATCTATTACCGATCCAATAGCACTTATCCTTAACCCCACCTCTGCTTGATGGTACCAAAAACCTCCACCATTAAAAGGTCTTAACCCTTCACTATCGTAATAAATAAAGCTCCCCTTACTTGGTAATTGTTGAAATTTATCTGGACCTATAAAAAACATGGTAGTAATAACTTTTCCAGAAGAACTGCATATTCCAGTAGTATCGTAATGAATATCTTTTATATCTATCTCTACTGGTCTAGTAACCGCTAAATCAAGAACACTTACCTTAATTGTCTTGTTTGGACTCGTACCAAAAGAATTAGTTGCATTTATTGTTATTACATATTCTCCCTTTGCTGTAGTTGAATCTATATTCCAGTTACCATTAGAATATATTGATTGTGAAACTGGACTACTTGAAACTAAAGTCCAAGAGGTTGGATCTCCTATTGCGTTAACTGGTCTTTTAATACCCCCTTCAGTAGGATATACAAGATCACCTTCATATATGTAAGGTACTGCAAATGGTCCATTTGAAAAACAATCGTCTATATTTGTAATTAAGCCATCATTATCAATGTTTATAAATATATTGTTTCCAATGTAATAGTTTAAGTTCTCTCCAATAAATACTACATTACTTGCAGAATAAATAACATCTCCAACGACTGGTGTTAGATTTGATCCATTATGAAAATAAGTATTAGTTGTAGACTTACCACAAGGTGTATTATCTTTTGTTGGATTTATACTAAAAGACGTTGTGTATGGGTTTATTTTTTTTATTGACCATGATGACGTACTAAATGGTGATGACACAACTACAGAGCCATCTAAAATTCCTGTATTTTTTACGGTAATTATCTTTCCTTTTCCATTATTTACCAATCCATTATATGGTGAAGAAAGAGAAATCTCACTAGGTAATACTCCAGCAGCAATTAAGTCATCATAATTTTGTTGTGTATTTAGTCCTACATAACCAGTATCTTTTTGAATGTCTCCATTTACTATAAATTGAAATCTAGTTGGTTTAGAAGTTACATTATAATCAATACCACACCTTCCAGCATTATTATTAAAACTGATTGACATAGACCTATTACTAGTCGCTCCAATGTATGACGCAGAGTTTAGTATTTTATCTGAATAGTCCCACAAAAAATATGCATTTTCATAGTTATTTGGATTTAAAAATGTAAACTCACCAATAAATATCCCACTAGTTAAAACGACAGGTATCTCTGTAGCTAAAGATATTATTTCATCTGTCTGTGATTCATTATAGGATACATTTGATACAAGATAGTAAAGCTTATTGTTTAATGAAGGAGCCAACTCTTTTGTGGTTCCAGTTCCTCCACTTTTAATTGTAACTAACTGCCCATGAGACGGTGCTAGATTAACAATTTTCTGGCCAGTGTAAGAATCGAATAATGCAATACTTGAATCTGTAGAGATTACATTATTTATTTCTTTTATTGGTTGCCCAGAAAGTTCAATTGACTGATTTAATGTATTCATTTTATGCTGGTTTTATAACTACTATTGAGTCTACAATCGATGTATATCTTATTTCTCTAATTAAATGGTCAACATAACTTCCACAATAATGAACTCTAATTGTCATTTCTCTTGGATATATTGAAGATGAATTTATTTCTGGATTTACAGTTATATTGGAATTATTGTTTCCTTGCTCAAAGTTTAATTCCAACCAATTAGTTCCTGATCCAGCGTCAATTAATTGTATATTCCATTCAGCGTTTGAATTTATATTAAATAAGGGAATACTAATTAGAGTTCCATTATTTGAAAAAATTGTTAATGGCTTGCTTATTGATAAATAACATTTACGATTACTTGTATCATTAGTAGTTAGAGAGTACATATTATAATATGGATCATAGGCACCTATTTTTTGAGTATTAAGGTTTGAAGTTAAAATATCTCTAAAATAATTTTTCATTCCTTTTGATGATATCTCCATGATACCTTGATTCCCTATCATCTCTATTACAACACCCCTCTTAGCATCAGTAAAGTATATGTTATCAGAATTGACTGCAAAACTTGATGGGTCATTACTGATTCCATTGTCTAGTTGATATGGAACCTGATTACCAAGAACCTCAGGAATTGAAGCAACCTGTCCCCCACCAACCGCATCGACCAATAAATTTTTTCCAAATAAAACAGATGTTATCTTGTCTTCATGCAAAACTAATAAGTCAGAGTCTCTTGCGTATATTTTTTGTATAGATCCATAGTCCTTATCAAGATTCTTAAAATTAGCTATAGATAAATTAAATTCATTTAATCTATTAATAGATGAATCTCCACGAAATATTCCACTATAGCATAATGATGCAAACTTATCTTCTTCTTCATAATCTTCAATAACAGTACTCGCTCTTATGCTGTACTTCATTGTTGAGTTATTAAATGAATCTCTAATTCTATATGACTCTAATCCATTGCCATAACAGAACGCATTACAGTCAGTATTTTCAGATAGGTTATTTAATATTACCCTTGCATCTGATGAGCTAGACTGGTCTGACTCTCCTGGCGTTAAAACTGAACCTGAACCAACAGGAAGTGTAGACGGGAAACGAATAGTTATAGTCTTACCATCTATTATACTATATACAGTTCCAGTTAATCCACCAATGATTATCGGTTGAGTGACATAAAAATAGTGAAAATAACTTGAATTAAGTTGAATTTGAACGTCCAATCCAAGTGTACCAATAGCAGTGTTTGATGAGTATTGCCATCCAACCTTATGAAAACCTCCAATTATAGGGTATGTCTTCATTGTCTCATGGAATATAGGGGTCTCAACATCAAGTGGTACTGTCTCAACTATATATGTTGGGGACTCAGCTTGTTCTAGTGTAGCGGAACATCGATACATGCTAGAATTATCATCATCACAACCAGGATCTTGTATATTAGCAGGAAAAAATAAAACTGATTTATAAGTTGATACTCCATCTTGAGTAGTATTTGGATTATTAATCCAAGTATTTCGACCAGATGGACCACCATTTAGGGTAATCTGTGATCCAGTATATCTAAAAGAATACCTATTTTTATTAGGGTCTGTACCATTTGTGTTAACTACATCAATAGTTACACCTCCGCATTCCTCCCAAAAAAATTCTTCAAATGATGGGTATTCCTTAGATGCTGTTGGAAGTGTAGTAGTAAAAGTATCTGCTATATTACCACTACACCCCACACCTTCTTCGACTGTTATTTTTATTATTGCACCAGCATATATTTTACCAGAAAATCCTAATGCAAGTGTTCCATAATTATAAATAGCAAATGTATCTGTTGGCACAGGAGAAGCTACATTATTTGGAGATGGAGCTGGCATAGCAGCAGGTACGGCATACGTATTATAACTTGCTGTCGGGAGACCATCATTACCACGTGGAGATTTAATATCTCTTACAGGTTGTGCTAACATTCCACGAACATTAAAAACATACACGTCTCCCACTTGGTAATTTCCAACCGCAAAATTTAAAAATATATTGCCAATTGATATTGGCACCAATGTATTTATATTAATAGGGGTATTAGGAATAGGCAATGCAGGCAACCAATCATTTTGATTATCTATATTTGTATTTATTATATAATGTGTTGCAGAAGGACTATTGGGAGATAATGGATTGGGAACAATTTTTACCTTTAATCTTACGTCATTATTATTCCTGCCAGCAGGATTACTTTTCGTTAATGTAACACTTGGGGCCGAATTTCCTGATGATGTATATACATTAGACCCACCTCTATAAAAAACAGTATCGTAATGAACATTAATTGGATTGGCTGGAAAGCAATAAGGTATTTGACTTATCCAATATACATTGTTAATCGATGTAAATAATGGACTAGTAGTAGTAATTAATGCTGGTTCAGCTAAAAAAGATGATGCACTTATAGCGTCTGGCTTTATTTTTAAATATAGACCAGCAGGTGACGGAGTATTAATATCATTAGCTGCCTTAAGTTCAATTTCAAGAACCTTAAACTTCTTGTTTGTATGAGTTGGTACTGCGTTAGCTGTTTTAAATATAATGTACTCACCAACAGAAACTTTGTCTCTGTCAGACTCTGATATCTGTATATACCTGTACTCACCTTTTACTTGAAAAGATATAGGAAACAAGTTATAATAATCCTTTTTTGATTGTTTTATATACAACCTATAGTTTGTAGCCCAGCTTGGAGGCAAACTTTTTATTGTTGTTATTAATGAGTTTGCTGTACTTGATTTTGTTGGGGGTATAAAAACTGAGTTTGAACCATTGTTATTTAAATTCCCTGAGTTAGAGGTCAGCACGGTTGTTAGCCTTCCGTATTCATCACTATAAACAATACCTACCTCGTAGTCACGGTCACTCCTAAAGGTTCTTTTAGGATTAGCTATGGTCGCTACAGAACCATTTAGATTAATATAATCAACCTCATATTTTAAATCACTCACGTCTCTAAATTGAGTATAGTTTCCATATATCAATCTATTACCAACAATGTCTTGTGCTAGTGCTTTTAGTGGCACATTGTCAAACATCCTAGTTACCTGATCAGATGTTAGTGTGGCATATATTTTATTATTTCTAAAAACAAATGTATCACTTGAATTATCTGGAATATTTAATTCACTCTTGTTTAAATTCTCGATTATCACTACATTTAATGATCTTGTATCTCTAGCTAAAATTTGTATTTCTTTTACAAACTGATTTCCAGTTTCAAATCCAATCTGAACTATATTATTTTCATTTAACATTCCAATATTGTCACCAGTAGTTGGATCAAATGAAAGCGTCTTTGCATTAAAAGCAACAGATGAAAATGGTGACATTGAGCTAAACTCATTGTCAATATATTTATACCTATAACTAAAATAAAGAAATTTTTCTTCTAAGTTGTTTGATAAAACAACAGTATCATTACCTAAAAATATTGATGGACTATTTAGTGGTGGTCTTAACACCACATTAATGTCTATATTTATTCTTGAGTCATCAATTGAATATCCCCTAACCCTAGAGATGTTTATCCTTCTTGGTGGGTTTAGGTTATCTGTCCAAAACAAATAACTGCCACTTTCTGAATATATATAATTTACTCCTGTTATAAGTGATAGTGAGTCAAAATTCAACTGATTAGTAGTGCTACCTAAAATAAGATACGTTGTATTGCTGTTTTGATTGTATTCAAATATGCCGTCAAATTGATCAGATGTTACAAACCAATACAACAAGCTAAGTGGCTCGTATTTTACTGCACCGATTGTCTTTGCCCCTGTCACTACAAGTCCCCTATAGTTAAGTAAAAAAGCTGATACGTCAAATAACTTTTCATTTCCAAGTGCATTTTGAGCGGCACCCATATTAGATCCGCCAGTTGCCTCTATTGTTATGTTACTGGCAGAACGGTATTGACCATCAGGAAGCATCCTTTCGTCAATATCCTGGTTCATCTTACCAGCAATAAATGTTCTCTTACTTTCTGCCATGATTACTTAATCCATTTATCTTTACCTCTCAAGCTCATTAATATTCTTGATGGGTGCATGTTACTTAATCTAATTCTTGTATTCCTTAGTGTTGCCGTCTTTTCTTTTTTAGCTCTTGCCACTATATATTCCTGAACGCCATACTTATTGTTTAATACGGCCCACTTTAAGTAGTTGTACACGTACTCCTCTGCTAACTTGTTTATAGATATTTTTGTTGAGTCACCATTCTCCATGCCGTCTGAAATATACTCAAGAACAATAAATGCATTCTCAACTCCAGATGAAAAATCAATAACCCCAGACTCCTTGTTGATTGTGAACTTAGGGTTCATGTTTGCGTCTTCAGTGTTCATGCCATACCTTGATCCAATGCTATAATTAAAGTACCATTGACCATCACAGCAGTATCCCATCTGATTATTGTATATTCCTCCACCAGTGTACAACATGTTTTCACCTCTAAGGATGTCAAGCTTTGATGTGCCCGTTACAACCTCTCCATTAGAGTCAAACACAATGTCTAGGTTATTGTCCTGCAAGTAAGCAGTAGCTGACATAACGGTTCTGTTCTCAACCAGTGGAACAAGAACACCATTATTTAACATTGACATTCTAACGTAGCTGACATAGTCTGGAGGCATGATCATCTTTAGCTCAGTCCCAAGCTGTAGTTCTAAAACCTTTATGTTTCTTAGTGCGTCATAGTTAAGCTCCTGTATCGCTCTCTTTGCATGAAAAATAATTGTATATCGATCAACATTATTGACTAGCTTATCGTTCCCCACATACATTAGTATGAAGTTATTTACTATGTCAGATAGAGTAACGTACTGATATGATCCCCAATTTTCATCTTCAGGGATAGTTCCGTTATTTTTGTAGTACTGGTAATTAGTTATATATGACATCTACTATTGTTTTTGTTGTGAGTCTTGTATCTCTTCTGACTTAGCCGCCTGTACAACTTCCATCTCTCTAATTGAAACTCCAGCGTACTGTAATATCTTAATTACTAAACTTGAAAAATCACTCAATGGTAGCTCAAAGTCTTGATAAAATGCGTTACTAGGATTAAAGACTGGTTGACCAGCCGTGATTGAGTTGTAAGTCCACACTGGATCTTTTGGATATCTTAGGTACTGAGTTGTAACATTTGTTGAAATTGTTGTAGGATATACAATTAGAAGAGAACCGCCACTACTAGTACTAGTCATTGTGTATACTGGATTGTATACATCTGGAGCCGTTAAGTTTGAATTTAATAGTGCGGATATCTTTCTTTGGCTAACTTTTTCTACCTCAATATTATTATACATTACCTTCTCTAAATAATAAAAATCAAAAGGTAAAAGAAAATATGGGTTAGAATAAAATAATGCCGCAGGAACAGAAAATGAGTCAAGAACCTCACCTATATTTTTTGGAACATCTGTGTATCCCTCTCCAAACATTCTAGCGTTCTGCTTAACAATTGAGTTGGAGTAAGAGTAAATGTATTGTTCAAATATTTCAAGCTGTGCCTGTTTTGCAAATAAGTTGAATTCCTCTGGAGTAATGTAACCCCGATTGTCTTTACTTATTATTGACAGAACAGTATTTCTAACATCATTTATCATTGCAAGTATTTTTACAAAGATAAACAAAAAAAGGCACTCTAATTAAAAAGTGCCTCTTAGGTTTTAGATTGATTGCTATTAAGCTATAGCAATTCCTGAAACTGCAAACGGTAAGTTTGCAACAGGATAAGCTACATGAGTCCAAGGTGTTTGCAATGCACCAATAACTGCATCTTGAATTGCATCACGCATAGTTTCATTGTCTGCTGGTGCTGTAGCATGTGTAATTGTTACAACATCTGTACTTGTAGATCCTGATTTGTAATAAACTCCAACAGTTGTTGTTGATAATTGCTCAATTAATACAATACCTGTTGCAGATAATAATTGATTTTGTTCCGCTGTTACGGGGATACTTAAAAATTTTTCCATTGTTTAAAAAGTTTAAATGGGTTAGTAAAGTACAAATATACTAATTTTCTGACAACTTATCTTCAAGGTGTTTGTACAACTCTAAACCTTCATCTGACTGAAAGTATGAAGACAGCACATAAAGTGCATCCTCTCCAAATGGAACGGTAAGCAACTTCTTTTTATTGTCCTTGAAATTAAAGTATATCTCTTTTTTGTTGTTCTTGTAAATCAAATAACCATCAGATATTGCTCTTGCAGCTATATTGTTGATTCTTAGTGATGGGTCATTAACAGCCTCCATAAATTCTTGAGGATTACGCTTTGCAAATAACATTACGTCTCTCTTTAATTCAGTAGTCTTCATTGACTCAACATTTGATCCCATTAACAAACGAGCAACAGACTCTAGTACTGATATATCTAAGTCTCTAGCTGCTATCTGTGCGTCAAGCTGATCGTATAGCATAGTAACGTCTTCCTGTGCGTCTTTTTCATTGTCAAACTCATAGAATTCAGTTCCATTTCCTGGATGATAATATAAGAATTCCTGTAATACAGGATTTGTCTTTGGTACATTTAAAACACCGTCCTCAAATACAACTGGCTCTAATATAACGTTTTGATCTTGATCATCCTGAAAAGGAGTCTTTGAATTTCTTGCGTATCTAAGCGGATAGTTTATGTTTGTCTCTTCATCAAAATAAAGGAGCCTCTTTCTTGGGCTGTCTTTTGATGCTATGTAATAACTTAAGGGAGTTGTATCACTCTTTAATAAATAGATTCTGTCCTTAGACTCTAATTTTACTCTTTTAATTGTTTCCATTTTATATAATTTAATTTATTTTAAAAAAAATAGAGAGGGACACTGATGTCCCTCTCTTGATTTAATCCTATTACTTGAATAAGAAGAAGTTGTTTGCACCTAGTGTACACAAAGCTCTTTCAGACAAGAAGTGAACCTCCATTGCATCTAAATCGCTTGTTGCAGCACCACCTGCTGAACCTGTCATCCAAGTCTTGTAACGTCTGTCTTCAGTTTCAGATGCACGGTAACGCACGTGTAAGAACGGTCGTCTTGCATTTTTACCTAGAACTTGATCGTATACATTCATCGTACCAGCTGGAACTAAAACACCATTGATGTTACCAGCAACAAGACCACCACGAAGTGTAGCATCGTTTAAGTATTTCCAGTCAGTCTTGTAAAACTCATATCCTCTCTTAAATCCAGAGAAACCTAAGTTTAACGCCATCTCCTCAGAATTATCAAACAAACCGAAAGAAGTTCCACCAGATCCGTAAGAATTTTGAGCAGCTAACATATCATCGATGTCGAATGAGAATTGACGATTTAAGAACAATGCGTTTTCAGCAATAGCTCCTTGCTTGTCAAGACGTTGTACAATTGAATCAAAATCAGACAATGCAGTTGGATTACCTCCAGACCATACATTACCACGACTTTCAATAGCACTGAACATACCTTGAGTACCAGCAGCTACAGCTAAAGTAGATCCACCTGGGTAAGCAGCACCATTAAGTGCAGTAGCAGCTCCAGACCCTGATTCAGCAGGAACTCCTTCAACCATTGCCATCTCTAGATAATCTTCAAAACGTAGACGAGTCTCATGCTCTGACTTGATGTACCATAAGTATCCAGTTGCTCCATTTTCCGTAGTTACTTCAACCCATCCAACTTGTGCCATATCAGAACCTGAAACAGCATACTTATCTTTAATGATAATTGGCTTATTGTCAAAGAATAAATCTTGTGATTCGTTGCTTCCTGCCATTCCACCATCACCTTTTCTAAATTCTGAACCATATACAAAAGCAATAACATCAGTGGTAGGGTTAGCAAATCCAGGACTTGTTGCTGAGTAATAAGCAACAGTAAACTGATCTGCGTTAGGTATTGCAGTAATAATACCTTTTTCTAACTTATTATTAGAAGCTGAAGATAATATAACTGTTTGACCAAGACGGAATACATGTGTACCAGTACCAATGTCAAATGTTTGCAATCCTGTTGCAACAGCTCCTGTTACAGATACACCAGTATATTTTGTATGTAAACGACCTTGTTCTGCCCACTTGATCATGTCAGAGTTAGAAGGAAGTTCTGCACCAACCATACGTAAGAATGATGCGATTGATCTATTACCATAACGCTCAAATTCTTGCTCATATGTATCAGGTAGATACTGATTCAAGAATTGAAAGTTTGTAATATAATTTGTAGGCAATGTTGCCTTTACTGAGCTAGGTGTAATTTGTACACCTGGGCTTGCTGCTATTGATCCAGCCATAATTTCTAAGTTTTATTGTTTCTAATTACTAATCTATTTCCACGATCCGCTTCTACCGATCTTACCTGAAACCCTTGAGGTGGTGTTATAGACGTTGCATTACGAGTCATATCTATATTTTTAGACTCTCTTGCAACACCTTCTACCGCTTCAGACTTGCCTTTTTCATAAAAGAATTTGGCAAACTTCTCTGGGTTAGAGGCAACAGCTATAGAACGATGGAACATCTCAGCGTCTTGTAGGTAGCCATCATCATTTAAAAACTTGTTTATAAAGTTCTTTAATGTAGACTGCTCCTTCAATAGTTCTTGCGATTCAGCTGGCTTGTAAACTAACTTCTTATCTTCGTCTATACTAAACTTGAAACCTTCAAATTTGTCAGAAAACAATTCATTTGTTTTATCAGCAAAATACTTAGATCTACGCTCCTGATCCTGCTCGCTTGCAGTTGTGGTTTCTCTATATTCCTTGTAAGCTTTATAAGCATCTTTTTCTTCTTGTGGAACAAAAGAATCACCTGACTCAAGTGGCACTTTGTACTGTTCTTTTAAGTTGTTAAAATACTCTTTAGCTTTGGCAAGCTCTTTTTTCTTTGCTACTTGTTTTCTTTTTACGTCTTTTTCATCATCAAAATCCTCATCAAAAGAGAACTTGTTTTGAATCTCCCAACGAACATCATCAGAGTCTAGCTCCTTGTTTTGTTCTTTATAAAAATCAAAAAGCAAAGTGTCTTGGTCCATTGAATCATAATCTTTACTAAGATTCATAAAATCATTTATCCCTCGACCTGTTTCTTTTTTATACTTCAAGAATGCTGAAACGTCTTCAGGTAGTTCTTCATTTACCTGTCTCTGTTCCCATATATCATCAAGAGATGATATCTCCTTGTTGTATCTTTTTCCTAAGTAAGATATGATTTTATTTTCATCAATATCTGCCTCAGGAACTTCTGCAATATTCACTTGCTCTTGCGGTTCACTTTTAGGGTTTAATTTCTCTTCGTGTTCCTTGAGCAATTTTTCTTCAATCTCAACTGCTGACTTTTCTTCAAACTCAACAGCTCTTACTTTAAATTCACCTTCCATTTTATTTAATTTAATATTTTACAAAGTTACAATTTATTTTATATGTACTTTTTAATGGTACACAACCTAAATTTATCTAGGATTAAAAGATTCTAAATCAAATCCATCCAACGAATCTTCAGTACTCTCAAAATCAATTGGAGGTAAGTTATTTTTTCTTTGGTTAATCAATTCAGACTGTCTAGTAGCTTGAAGATCAACTCTTTTATCCTTAGCCTTCTCTTTATCTTTGTCTCTATTCAACATACCATCAACCTCAATTCCTTTTAGTTGCATGTTATACTGAAATTCTAACTCCATCAAGCTTCTCTTAGCTTCAACCTCAGCCTGCATTGTTTTTATAGCGTAGTTTGCCTCAGCTTCCTTTAACTGCATCTTAGCTTGTGCCTCAATCTGGAATAGCTGTGCCTTCTGTTCAGCAGCCATTTGTTGTGACTGCATGTTCATCTGGCTTTGCATCTGCATCTCTTCTTGTTTCTGCTTCTGCTGTGCCTCCATTCTTTTTCTACGCTTAACCTTAAGCATCTCATTTGCTAGCTTCATGTTATTGATCATTCTAATGTCAATAGCATCTTCTAAGTCAATTGTTTGCTGTTGTAGTGCAATCTGTATGTTCTTCTCTAGGTTTAGTTTTTGTTCTTCGTCTGGAGATATCTCTATAAATATTCCAAAGTCATGTAGATATAATTCCTTTATCTCATCAAGAATACCAACGTTATACTTTCCTATCTGCATAGAGAACTCCTCAACAAAGTCAGAGTACTCAAGTATGTCTCCAATTCTTAATGATATACACGTTGCCAATCTTTTTGTTATAGATAGACCAGCCTCTAGTATGTGCCTTGTTGCTGTATTGGAACTTAGTGCTGCCATCTTCTGTATTCCAACTAGTGCATCTGGATTAGGTGTTGACCCATCCCTAGCCTCATTTATTCCAGTAACGTCACGAATCATGCTTAAGTTATGATTGTAGTTACCAATAAGTGCAGCTATCTTAGACTGACCACTATTTGTATTTAACTCCTGAATAGGGATCCTAGCATTATTAAAGTCACCATCTTGTGTGTAGCTTCTACCTATAACACTACCAGTCTGGAAGTACATCTTTAATGCATCTTCTGGATTGTATGCTGCACCTGTACCCAAGTCAACTTCATTTATTCCGTCAGCGTCAATAAAGACTCCATCTGGAACAATTCTAGCCATTACCTGTTGTAGCTTAAGGTGTGTTAGTTGTATCTGATCTGCAAATGGTATCATTCTCTTAACAAGAGACTCAACATTACCCTTATACATTCTAGGTGCGTATGCAATATAATTAGGCATTGCGTTCTGTGAAGCTGACTTTGGTCGGACCATGTTTTTCATCATCTCCCACTTTATCATCTTGTTAGACCCACCAACTAATATACCATCGTACCACACATCCTTAACAGACTCTATCTTCTCGTACATCATCCCTTCCTCAACTGGAGGATTAAATGATGAATCTTTTCTTATTACCTTTTCGCCACCGTTCTCTAATATTTTTTTCTTCCAAACAAACTTCATGTCTGTCTTGTAGTTAACATAAAGAAGTGTTACGACTTCATTTAAAAAAGCATCGTCCTGATACGTTTTTATTATTGGAAAATAATCATACCAAGCAGAACTAGCGTTTCTTATCTCAGTTAATTCTTCATCTGTTAAGTTTGGATTGATCTTTCTTAGTTCGGTATAGTGAACCATCTTTACCTCTCCGAAATAATAACAGTCAGAAAAATCAGGTCTTTCAGTGTAGCTATGTATCCAATTAGCAGGGTCTACATACTCAACGTTTACGCCATCATTAATCAAAAATGAATGCTTTACTACGCCAAGACCAATAGTAGTCATGTCATAGTCAATAAGGCTTCTTGTTTCTGAATACTCATTCATCTTAAGTATAGTATCTATCGCCATTTCTTCCGCAATTTCAATGCTAGGCTTATACTTAAGTTGCATGTACAACGATAATTCCTCATCGTTTTCTGGTAATTCATTTGGATCAACATTAAATGCATCAACTCCAAATTCAGACTTAGTTAGATTAAGGAAGTCTTTTGCGATCATGTCTGACTCGATCATGTCCTGAAACATGTTCTTGTGTTCAGCAGACATAACATCTTGAGCCTCAGCCTTAATTGTAAACAGTCTGTCAGACATTCCGTTAACAACAATATCAACAAACTTCGGAATAATAGGTATTGGCGACCAGTCAAGATTTAAGTGAGACAGGTCTCCATCTATAGATAGCTCGTTTTTATATTTTTGAATTGGTTGTTCACCCCTAGCGTATAATCTAAGTGAATGATAATTACCCCATTGATTGTAGAACCTACAACTATTTGTATTTTTTTTAAACCACTCTCCCTCAATCGCCTTTGCTACCTTTAAGCCATATTCAATTGTTGCTTTTTCTTCATCGGTTGCGTTCTGATTTGGGAATGATCGTTGTTGTATTAAAACTGATGGTTTATCCATTATTTTTTTATTTCGCTTCGGTTGCCTGTATTATCGTATCTTGCAAATTTAATACTTATTTTTGTATTTGTTTTCTCTTGATTAACGATGTACTTTTTTGTAGACATAATTGCAAGACCAGAACTAATTGAGGCATCGTGCTTTGTTCTGTTGTTTATATCAAACCTAGCCCAGTCTTCAAGAGTCTTTGTAAAATACATCGACCCCATAGAATCTTGGTCACGGTACGTACCCTCAGTATCCATGCCCACGTACTCTTCAATGTAAGAGCCAATAGCTGCCGCATGGGCTTGTTTTACGTCCTCAGATGAGTTAGGTATACCACCGAGCTCTATCTCTGTCTTAGAGAGCTTGCTGTAGTGTTTATCTGGACGATTAATTGAGAATGGTCTGTAGCCTCTATTTTTAAAGTGATACAGTAGCCTTTGCTTATTGTTCTCAATTAGTATTGGCATACCATAAAATACACACGCCATAAGAACATCCTCAAAGAATATCTCCGCTGTCTGAGGCCGTGCTATATACTCTAAAAAAAATTCATTTGTTGGTGCGTTTTCCATGTGAAACTTAGTCATTCCATGAAGAGCACCATTCGATCCACCACCACCTACAACTCCAGATATGTCATACGGGTCACACCCAAACGATCCAATGTTTTCATTTCCAGGATACTTTAATCCCTTCCTATCTATTACGTTGTTTCTTTTGTTCTGCTCTGGTATCCATGACACAAGAAATCTACCCTTCTGATCTGGGGTCCATACAACAGTCGTGTCTGGCTTACCGTCCTTCCAGTGGAAGTAACCCCTAGTTAAGACTCTATCCTTTATTAGTGAGTCGTTATAGTCGATCTGCTGGTAGATCTTTGTCAAGTTAAATAATGACTGCTTTGACTCATCCCTAAATGCATGAGACTCAGTCCTTGGAAACTGACGATAAAATTCATTTAGTGCGTCAGCATCAGACTTCAATGCAGTAACCTCGTTTGTCCACCAAGTAATAACACCGTTAGTTATTTTTTCTCCGTCCATTCCAATAACTGGTGTTTTGGGATCTTCAAAGACTGGCCATCCGTACCTATCAATGTACCCCTCAATATTCCATTCCATTGGTATAAATAAAGAATACAATCCCTGCTTGGTTTGACCATTGGCAGATCGTGATGCAGGGTTACTATCGTTAAATAGTTTCTTAAAATTATCACCACCCTTAGACAATGCATTTGACGTTGAGCCCATCATGCACTTACCAACAATCTTTGATCCCAACCTAAGACAGGTCTTTGTTACACGCCAATTGTTTAAAATGTTTTCAGGCTTCTCCCACTTTCCAGATTCATCATGAACTAGCAATAGTAATTTTTCACCGTCATAACTATTGTCAGCTGTGTTCTTCCAGTCAATCGTAGTATCAAGACCATCAATCTCTTCAGTCTTTTCATCGTCCATGTTCCTTCTTGTAATCTTTGAGGCTGGAACTCTAAACGCAAGCTCGGTCTTTGGATTGTCCATACCGTCTTGAATAGGCTTGAAGAAGAATGGGTAGTTACGTATTATTGGAACAACCTTATCGGTAAACATTTTTTTTGCGTCAGAACCTGTTTTAGATAGTATACCAATTCTAGAGTCACGCACTATTGTTCCAGTGCTACAAGACTCAGACGAGCTCATAAAAGAAAATCCAGAACGTCTGTTCTTTAGGTAACACATACCAAAAGATCTGGCATCAGCCTTACAAGCCTCCCAGAAAATATAAAATATCCTGTTTGACTCACGAAAATCAGGAAGTCCTACGTCTATCTTTGTCCACTGTAAGTACATGTAATGACTACCAGTTACGTAGGTAGGGGTGTTATTATTCATAAACCAATAGCCATACTCCCTCTTGTCAAACTCGCCCTCGACTAAGTCTATATACCGTGACTTAAAAACATTGTCTCTCCTATTCCAATCAAAAATAGTTTTTATTTTTTGTAGCTCTTCAGGGTATTCTTTTGGAGTCCAAACATTGTTAAAGTTGTCTACCTTGATTGGAGTGCTTGGGAGTGCAACCTTTAGACCCCCTATTTCGTATATCTCACCTATAGTGCCGTCCTTAGATACTACAACAAAGTCATAGTCACTGCTGTATCCGTAAGCCCATGCTTTCTTTTTATTCCTATTAGTTACAACACTCTTAGGAACTTGATCTAAAACAACCCTGTATAAGTTATTTTCCATTCTTAGCTCTTCCTTCGGCAAATCCTTGCCTTCCATGATCAATCTTAACGATGTCTACATTTTTATCTTTGTTCTCCTCCTCCTCAATCTTATGTAGCATAGATAGTGCATCGTCAAAGGCTAACTTTTTAGCAGATGCTGCATTTTTTAATTTATCAGCTGTAAGGTCATCCTCAGCATGAGTAATAATTGGCTCCATCAGAACCTTAATAAGCTCGTCAATAGCCTTCTTACCAGCCTCAAGTATCTCTATTTTTTTAGACATATGTTCCTGTTGTACATTCTGTAAACTAAATCACCGTTTATCTTAAACTC